TCGCGCTCGTCATACTGCGCACCCCCTATCCTCGTGTTTGTCTGTCGTGTCCTTGAGTTCGCTTACGAGCGAGTGCAACCCGTTGCCACGGATTCGGATGTTCATGCCGTCAGTGTTCACAGTCACACGCTCGACGAGCAACTGGACTATGCGCGACTGCTCCAGAGGGAAGAGTTCGTCCCAGATCGGGTCAAGCCTGCGCAGGGATTCCGCGACATCGCGCTCGCTCACCAGTTGTGCCTCCATCTCCAGCTTTCCCGCGCCCAAACCCTCAAGCTCCTCAGCTTTAAGCTCACGCGTCGCCTGATAGGTCTGCGCTATCATCTCAGGTGACTTGAATATCGAGCGAAGCTGCTGGACGACGGCACCCTCGATGTCTCCTGCGGGCACGGATCTGACCGGGCAGTTGCTGTGCCCTGTCTTGGATGCCCTACCGCACGTGTAGTATCGATAGTTCTTGTGAGCCGTGCCGGTCGATACCGGGCTCATAGCCCTGTCACACGCTCCGCATCGAATGATGCCTTTGAGAAGCGCGGGAGCTCTGGCGCGGACATATTGGGAGCGATGGCGCTTGTTGTTCTCAATAACTGCGTGCGCTCGTTGCCAAAGCTCTCTGGTGACAATCGCTTCATGCTCGCCGGGGTAGGTTTTGTCTTTGTGGATTACCTCACCGAGGTAGGTCCGGTTATACAGCACCCGGTAGATGTGCGTCTTGTTCCAGGGTTTGCCCTCTCGGAACGTGCCGTTCTTGGTCATCCAGGCTTTGGTGGTCATTCCCTTCTTGTTGAGCTCGTCGGCAACTGTCAGAGGTGATCCTATCTCCGCGAACCGCTTGAAGATGTGGCGCACCAGTCGCGCTTCGTCCGGATTGACCACAAGGCGCGTCTTCTCCGGGTCGACGTCATAGCCCAACGGTGGGGTGCCCCCGGTGAACTTGCCTTTACGTTTGGCGGCGGCGACCTTGTCACGAATGCGTTCCCCGATGATCTCCCGCTCGAACTGGGCGAACGAGAGAAGCACGTTTAGGATGAGACGTCCCATTGATGTGCTGGTATTGAACTGCTGAGTGACGCTAACGAATGAAACGCCATTGCGATCGAACACCTCAATTATCTTGGCAAAATCAAGGAGCGACCGGGAGAGCCTGTCGACCTTGTAGACCACTACGCAATCGACTCGGTGGTTCTCTACGTCCTGGAGCAACCGCTCAAGGGCCGGACGATCCATCGTTCCGCCCGAGAAGCCTCCGTCATCGTAGCGTTGCGGCACAACGGTCCAGCCCTCGTGCCGTTGACTTGCAATGAACGCTTCGGCGGCCTCGCGTTGGGCGTCGAGGCTATTGAACTCCTGCTCCAAACCCTCCTCGGTGCTCTTTCGGGTGTATATGGCGCAGCGAATGCGCGGAGTAGTAGTCGTGCTTGATGGCTTGCTCATACGTCACCCCTGCTTCTTTTCTCATGCGACTTCTTCAGTCCAAAGAACGCGCGCCCGTTCCAGTGAGTGCCGGTAATCGCTGTAGCGATGGCGGTGAGTGACCTGTAACGTCGTCCTTCATACTCGAACCCGCCGTGGACCACGGTTACCTCATACGTGCGTCCGTTCCACTCTCGCACTAGCCTTGTCCCAACGACCGGCACACCCATCTTGCGCTTTCTCTCGGTGCGCCGTCCATCGACACTGCCACCGTTCTCATCGAACCCGCGCGAGTCCAGAATGTCGTCCATCATCTTTCGCGACTTATCGCTCAATCCTCCGTAAGCGATCTCCTGTATCCGGTAGGCCAGCCGTTTGACGAGATACGGCCGGTTGGATGCCGTCGGCTCCTTGCCGTAGAGCGTGCGCCAGAGCTGCTGTAGTTGGGCATGCGACAGGTTCTGCAGGTCCGCGATCTGCTTCAGAACCGAATCGCCGGTTCCATCGGTTGTCTTCATTCATCACCCCCAGATTACGCCTCCGAATGGGAGCTAAGGCTTGCCTTTGGCGGCCGCGCGCATCTGCGCAAGCGTCTTGCCCTTGGTCCACTGGACGTGCGGGCGATCCGTGAACTTCTTCCAGTCGCCGCCCCATTCCAGGCCGCACTGCCGCGCTATCTTTCCGAACAGAGGCCACGGACCGTTCCAGGTAACCTTGCCGTCGATGACAAAGGCATAGTCGGCGGCGAGGCCGAAGTTGTGCCAGGAGTATCCGCCGCGCGCGTTGGTCACGATGCTTCCCGGAGCGGTGCGGCCTTTGGCATATAGCTGGTTCTGGCTCTCGATGGACCTATAGCCCCAGGTCAGGACGACTTTTATGCCGCTGTCGGCAAGCTTCTTCTCGAAGAGATCTAGCTTCTTTGCGAACTCTGGGTCGAGACCGACTCTCGACGCGCTCATCGGCTCTCCCCCTTCGGAAGCGGTTTGTTGTTGCAATGAACGCTCTTTTCCGCGAAAACATCAAGTCCATTGTCTGCAAGCGTGCGGGCTTTCCTCGTCTGGCTCATCTCGCGTCGCGCCTTGCGCAGTATTCCGGCGGCCAGAATCCGCGCCACCTCGTTCATTCGGTCATCAAAGGTCATCCAATTCGGATGGGAGTTTGTGGTCATCGGCAACCTCCTGGAACTTCGCTAAGAGTTTCAAGCAGCCTCCAGTTGATATTTACTGGCGGACATTTGAGTGTGCCGGGAATCTACACATACTCGTCCAGTCCGTGTTCCAAGAACAGGAAAGCGATCCGGCGCCTGAGCTCGTCGATCTTGTGCCTGGAAACTCCGTCCTCGCGGGCTATGTCCACAATCGTGCGCTTCTGCAGCCCCGCGCACAGGGTCTGTAAATCAGCGGGGAGAAGAGATGCCGCGCATTGCACATCGATGCGCATCTCCACTCCGTCAAGCGCCTTTCGGTTCAAGCGGCCTGTGACCATCAGATACTCTTCGGAGTCGATGGCCTCCCCTCGCGACACTCTGTCACCCGTCTCGGTCTCGATTGTTTCGTCGAGGGAGAAGTCGTGCTGTCGGAAGTCGAACTGACTCGTTGTCCTCGCGGCAACCATCGTCCGAATCTTGTTGTCGAGCACGGTGTTGATGAATGTCTTCAATGTTCCCTTGCGTGGGTTATACTTGGGAAGCTGCTGGCGAAGGTGAAGCGATAGGTCCTGCTCGATGTCTTCCTTGTCGCTTCTTGTGTAGCCCGCCTGCCCTATCAATCGGCGTGTTTTGTAGCGGATGAGGTTGACGGCATAGTCGTCGAGTCCCTCAAATGGATTGGTATCAAACATTGTCTCCTCCTGGGCCGGGAGGAGATCGTGGGGGTGCCGTCTACCAAGGCGCCACATCTGATGACAACAGGCGGAGGCATTGCAATGCCGCTTTCGGTAAGCGACACCCACAACAACCTCCGCCTGGCGGTCAGTCATTCTCGGTGTATGAGTATTCGTTTGTCTGGATCAGATAAGCGCTTTGCGCTTGATGGTCATCTTGAACGGGAGACCATCGCGCACGTGAAGGCACTCGACGGTGCCGTTGCCCAGAGTGCGGAATCGCTCAAAGAGCGTCCGAACCTGGGGTCTTCTCGCATAGTCCTGTTCTGAGAGCACCTCCTTTGTCGGCTCAGTGCCCGAGAGCTTGAACTCGATGCTAACGCTGGTGTTGCTGTCGAGCACTGGTTGCCCTGCGACGAGCTTGATATTGGATATGCAGCCGAACTGCGTCTGGCGAATCAGCCGGACCAGTTCGCGCTCGGGGTTTGTCATGGACATGATGTTCTATCCCTCCAGAGAATCTGGGAACGGATAGTTGGCCAACACATCGTTCTGGTGAGTATATGGTAGCCTGTGCGGAATATGCCGAAGGTGCAATCCGGGTGCATTTCGGGTGCAATTGGGATGCAAGAACAGACCAAAACAAAACTAGCCCGGTACCGCGTGGGTACTGGGCTAGCTGTGCGAGTAATGCCGGGCTGAAATCAGATGTTGAGTCGGTAGTAGCCGGGCTTGGTGGAAGCTATCAAGACGGATCGCGAGTCTCCACTCCGAAATATCTGGCTCATCTTGGCCGGTGGCTCAAAACCCTTCTCGTCGCCGTGCAGATCCGCGATCTCGCAGGATATGACAGCACAGTGCACGTCGGGCTGTCCGCGTAGATGGGCTTGATGAAGTATGTTGGCTACGTCGGCCTGCAGGGGAGTAAGGTGCGGAAGCTGCTTGCCACGCAAGATGATGGTGCGATAGTTGTTGCTCGGCTCGAACACAGATTCGCAGTGCGCGTCGCGAACAGCCTGTGCCATTATCAGTCCACGGACCTTGCCACCAAAATCCGTCACGAGTTGGGCAAGCCTCTTATCAACTTGGATCCTGCCATTGTCGACCGTGAACAGATCGGCAAGGCAGATCATCAGGCGCGAGTCGCGATACCACGGGTTCGGCGGGTCGATGTAGAGCTCAAAAGGACTTGGCGTGAACAGGATGAACGGATCGTACGAGCCGATAAGCAGATGAAGAAAGCTCTCGCGATTGAGGCATCCGCAGCCGGTCATAGCGAAGTACGCCGGGGTAAGAGTGCCTCCGGTATCAAGGTTCGCAAAATGGACTGGCTCGTGGATGTCGACACGGAGCGGCTCGATAAGCGCGAGCCCAGCGGCCCGCGCGATTCCGCCGAGTATCTTTGCATGATCCATTTCATAGACGGTCAGATCGTCTCTGGTGACAGGGATGGGATCGCACTCTCCATCGTCGCACGTGCAGATCGCCACCATACTGCCATCCTTGTGAATTACCACCTCATGCGAGCAAGCACACCAGTGTTCGTGGGTGCAGGGATAGCTCAGAGACGCCTTGTCGGTTGGCACAATAAGCCTTCTCGCGGCCGCAAGCACATCGGCATCGCGGATCTCTTTCTCCCATTCCCTAATCACAGCGGCTGAGGCGAGCTTCTCACATGCCCACCAGAAACTCTTCAGACTCTTGGCCATGATCTGCTTCCTCATTTCTTACGAAGCTTCGCTTGCGCAACCACGTCTCAACGAGAGTGGCATCCGTGTCCCTGCACAGATCCAGCTTGTTCGGCGGGGTAATCGTGACTGTCCGCGGCTTGTCTTCGCCTGTGAACTTCACTCTGAACTTCGCTCTGGTGATCGTTTCATTGGGACGAAGCTCAAGATACTCATCCCTGAGCGCGAGGAACACATCTGGGGCCGTATAGGTCGTGAGCATCTTGTAGTGGGCCTTGTGTTTTGCGACACGGATTTCGGTGAGCGTGATCCAGTCTATGCCGTCGATATCGCGCGTGACCACGCATCTCTCGCCGTCGCGGATGATGGGGCCAAGATCATACTTGTCCACGCCGGGGAAGAATGAGGATTCACCGGTGACCAGCTTACCTATCTCGCGGCGATACAAATCCTGCTCGCCCTTGTTCTTGGTATGGACCCTCAGCTCACCCAGCGACGGGGTATAGCATGCGACATCGAATGCCTCCGGGCGGTAGAAGATGCCTTTGGATTTGTAGCCATCCACGGCGCTCTCCCGTTTGTATGCATCGCCGTGTCGGATAAGAAACCATACCTCGTCCTCGCCGGGATAGATAAACACCCGGGTATTGGCCCCGCGCTTGTGATTCTCAAACCAGGCATCCAGTGCAGCTTCCATCTCCTCGATGCGCTTGTCATCCGGTTCGAGAAACGGCGCTGGGGTATCCGCCTGGTAGTGCTCGAATGTACGAGAGCGATAGATGTGCTGTTCGGAGTGCGCTTTCTCCAGAGCCTGGTTATCGCAACTCCAGATATGCATGGCGACATCCATGGGGGTGGACTCGGGTGCAATGTCCAGCCCAAGCTTGGCGGCCAGCTCCAACAGCTTGTTCATGGTCCGATCTGTGCCCATCTCGTGGACGAAGAAGAGAGCATCGATGAGTGATTCGGGCATGTGCTCATCGGGCTTCATCAGAATCGAGGTGAGCATAAGGTAATCGAAGTCGGAGATCGCGGTGTCGCACTGGGGCAGGTCGAACCCTTTCGAAGCTATATAATCCGCGTGTGGCTTCAGAAACTCCAGCAGCACCCACGGCGAGACCGACTGCAACACTTTAGGATTGGCGAATCTTCTTAGACTGTAACTTGGCAAAACTGTTCCTCCCCCTGACCGCCAGCGGTCGATGACTGTGCTCCGCATGCCGCTCAAGCGGACGACTGTTCGAGGCCACGAGCGAAAGAAAGGCCCCTGGATGCAAGTGGCAGGGGAGCTTGCAACAATTATATCTAACCGAACACTTGTTTGCAAACACGCGTTTTGGCCCACCTCCAGAAATTCCCGGCAACTGCTCCAAACCGCCAGTAAATATCAACTGTGGACGGACTGGCCGAGTCCAGTTCAGTCCCAAGGCGCGCTTCATACGTTTACTGGAGGACATAGTGACACGAACGGTTTATAAGTTCACCTTCGACGACAGCGTTGCGATGGATGATGTGGAGCGGATACTCGCATTATCCACCATTCCCGTGGAGTCGATTCATGGTGAATCCGCGATGCTGGTCGACGGCAGGTTTGCCGTGAACAAGAGGCGCCGCCCCTGCCTTATAGATGCTGACTCCCAGCTTGGAAACGACCTCGCGAGAATGTTCACTGGGTTCTTGAACGTTAACTCCAGTGGTTGCTTTCGAGTCGATTTCGCGGAGACCGGAGAGCGGCTGGGCGATCTGCTCGATCTGTATGGAGCGTTCGTCTGATGGAACGCCTGCTTACCACCTATTCGTTCTGGAACGCCTTCCGCAACTGCCGCAAAGCCTGCGAGTGGAGGTATCTGAAAGAGCTGGTCCCCATCGGTCGAGATCAGGCCCTCTCCTTCGGGACGCTCATTCACACGTGCCTTGAGGTGTGGCACGGCGGAAGCGGGCTGGACGCAGTGCTCGACTTCATCGACAGGTCCATGCCAAACAGGACTCAGGATGATTTGCAAAAGTCTGACTGGCATTTGGCCACAGCAATGATGAAAGGCTATGCCGCTCGCTACCCGGCTGAGGACTTCGAGATCGTCGCCCTTGAGAAAACGTTCGAAGGCAAGATCATCAATCCCGCGACCGGCGCGTGCTCCCGGAACTTGACCATTGCAGGCAAGGTCGACGGCATAGTTCGCCGTGGCCGGGAGCACTATATCCTGGAGCACAAGACGGCATCTCAGGTCGACGCCGATTATCTTGAGAAGCTCTGGACCGACCTGCAGATCACGCTGTATGCGCACTACATCGAGCAAACACTCGGCATCAAGATCGCCGGCGTCATCTACAACGTGCTCGTGAAAGCCAAGCTGCAGCAAGGCAATGGCGAGACGGAAGCAGAGTTTGAGACCCGGCGAGCCGAGCTTTTGGCGAAGTCGAAGACCGGCAAGTCGTCCGCCACGCGAAAGCTGCCTGAATCGGACGAAGCATTCCAGGCCAGGCTTGCGGCCAAGTATGCGGAGCCTGAAATGTTCCATCGTGAGGCGCTCTACATCTCGCGCGACCAGTTCGACGCAATGACGAGCGACCTTTGGGAACTTACCCAGCAGTTCCTGGATTGCAGGCGTCGAGACGCATTCTACCGGAACACATCCTACTGCTTCGCCAACCATCGTACGTGCGCCTACTTCCCGCTGTGCCGCTCAAACGGCAGCGAGAATGTCATCGCCAACTTCTACAAGACAAAGCCGCCGCACGAGGAGCTGAGAGAAAAACGCATTATCGACAACTATACGGCGGATTCTGGCGAGAAGGTTGAGTGGTGAGACGTGCGATTGACTACCCTGTAGGATACAGAGTTCACGACTTGACGATCATAGGGCCGCGTATCCGCCGATATCGAGGCACTCATGGAAGATACTATTACCCCTGCCAATGCGTCTGCGGCAAGCAAATCGAGGTAGCGGCGTATCACATTCCAAGGCAAAAGACCTGTGGATGCTCGCGAAAGAGGGCCAAGACACACGGGCGTCGTTGGTCACCGCTCTACAAGACATGGCTCAACATAAAACAGCGCTGTTTCAACCCAAAAGCCGACAAGGGCAAAGGGTATTTCGCCAGGGGCATATCCGTGTGCGCAGAATGGCGTACGGACTTCGTGGCTTTTGAGAACTGGGCAACAAACAATGGCTGGGAACCCGGTCTTCAGTTGGATCGGATTGACAATGACGGCCACTACGAACCTGCTAATTGCCGGTGGGTCAGCAATCAGCAAAACAGTTGCAATCGTCGCGACAGCACGAGGATTACGGCGTTTGGTATAACCCAGACTGCTTCCGAGTGGGAGCTAGACCCACGCTGCGTTGTCACTCGGAAAGCCCTTGTATACAGGATATTCAAACGTGCGTGGGACATAGAGAGTGCAATCACAACACCCGCAACCCCTGGAATCAAGAGAGGAGGATACAACCATGCTCCCAGTGAGCAAGACACCGCCGAAATGCGCGCTTAGCGACTTGACCATACTGGTATACGGCGCTACGAAGATTGGAAAGAGCAGTATGTGCTCAAAAGCGGAGGAAGCCATTTTCCTGGCTACGGAGCCGGGCCTAAACAGCTTGGAAGTATACCAGATAACCATCAATTCATGGGACGACCTGCTGAACGCTGCGGCCGAGCTCGCGGAAGGCAATCACGGGTTCAAAACCATTGTCATAGACACCGTCGACAATGCTTTCAAGCTCTGCGAAGAATACATATGCCGAAAACTGAACATCGCACATCAGGCGGATGCGCCCTATGGAAAAGCGTGGGCCATGGTGGCAGGGGAGTTTCAGCGAGTCATAACGATGCTGGCGTTCTTGCCCTACGGGTTATACCTCATCTCCCATCCGCAAGACGTGGAGATAGAGACCCGCACCGGCAAGTATACGAAGACCGTGCCCACGCTGCCGGAGAAGGCCAGAAAGATTGTCCTCGGCCTCGTTGACATGGTTCTCTACTGCGACATCGAAACGGCGGCAGGGCCAGACGGCAAGATCGCTGCTCGCCGGGTCATGCGCACCAAGCCCAGCCTGAACTACGAGGCGGGCGACCGCACAGGCAGGCTTCCCGAAGTGATCGACCTTGACTACGCCAAGTTCGTCGAGGCGTTCAACGCCGGAAGAGACTCCGAGAGAACTGACTACACCAAACCCACCAAGGAGACAACCCGATGACCCAGGACTACGACACCTCAGGAATGAGCGATCTCGACCTCGCCCAGTTCGACGATGACTTCTCTGAAGCTCCGGTCGAGGAGCGGGAGTTCGAGGAGATACCCGACGGCAAGTATCAGGTGAACGTCGAGAAGGTCGAGCTTACACGCGCTCAGTCCTCCGGCAATCCGATGCTGAAGTGGACCTTGAAGATTCTCGGCCCTCGGTTCGCCGGGCGTCTGCTCTGGCGCAACAGCGTGATGGCTTCCAAAGAAAACCTGAAATGGCTGAAGACCGACCTGCACACCTGCGGGCTGGATGTCGAGAAGCTCTCCGAACTGCCATCGAGACTGGGCGATCTGCTTGACGTGAAGCTTGAGGTCACCAAGCGCACCAAGGGCGAGAGCGAGAACATCTACTTCAACCGCAGGATAGTAGTTGAGGACCTGGCGGGCATTGAAGATGATTCGCTCGCGCCGTTCTAGATAGTTTTTCGTCGCCGTACCAGGGTTCTGTTGTCAGGGGCCCTGGTACAGTGCTTCCACCTGCGGTCCAAGTGAGGATAACTCCAGCGATGTCACGATTCGATTTGGACGAATGGGTGCGCCGAGAGCAGGGCAAGCACCTGTGCCAGTGCGGCTGCGGGCGGTACATCCTGGTGAAGAGGCATCACCACGCCAGGGGCGTCCCCCGCTACATCAATGGCCATTACTCAAGGGCACATAATCCGATGCGCGGTATGTGTGGCGCAATGAATCCAAACTACCGAGGAGGCTGCTATATCGACAGCCAGGGCTACGTTGTGGTCCTGAATCCCGAGCGTAGCAGCAAAGCTGACAGGTACGCCTACGAGCACAGACTTGTGATGGAGCGTCATCTCGGCCGCAGACTTGCGCCAAACGAGCAGGTTCACCATAGGAATGGAAGCAAGACGGACAACCGGATTGAGAACCTGGTAGTCCTCAGTGTTAGCGACCATACAGCGTTGCATGACCAGGACCTCCGCACGCGACTTGGCAACAGACTGTATCTGAAAGCCAAGCGCCGCATCTGTCGCGGACAGCCATATCGGGAGTTGATGGTTTGTTCCGCATAGTCGTCGACACCCGTGAGCAGCAGGAATATGCGTTCCGCAGTCCTACTGTTCGGCGAAAGCTGGACGTCGGTGACTATTCGGTCGACACTTTGGAAGACCGTGTCACCGTCGAGCGGAAGACGGCCGAGGACTTCGTCCATACGGTCATCCGCGACAGAGACCGTTTTCGCAAGAAGCTTCTGAAGCTCGCCGAATACGACCGCGCATGTGTAGTGGTGGAAGCCGGGCTGGATGATCTCCTCAGTGGAGCCTATCGTTCCGGCGCTCATCCAAGTTCCGTCGTGGGGGCCGCGCTCTCGATCATCGTCGACCACGGCATCCCAGTCTACTTCTGCTCCGACCGGCAGTGCGCGCGCCGTAAGGAAGACGTTTCTGTCGTTGCTGTTGGAGGGAAGCGCTGCATGAACAACATTCCCGAAGAACTCAAGACGCTTCGGCAGTGGGTCTGCTACCGCGTCGAAGAGCGCAATGGCGTTCCCACCAAGATACCTTACCGAACGGATAAAGCCGGACGCGGCAACGCCAAGACCAACGACCCCGCGACCTGGCACACGTTCGAAGATGTTGTTGAGGCGGCATCCAAGCCGAGAAACAGGTTCGACGGTATAGGGTGCGTGTTGTCCGAGTCCGACCCGTATGTGTTCATAGACCTCGATCATGTCGTGGCTGACGGCGAGATCGAGCCCTGGGCACGGGAGATAATCGGCCGTGTGGACTCATACACCGAGCTTAGCCAGTCGGGAACAGGTGTCCACATCATCGCGAAAGCAAGTAAGCCGGGTCCTCGGTGCCGGACGCACAGCAAGCCGCAGTTTGAGATATACGACAATGTCAGGCTCGTGGTGTTCACAGGCAAGCTGTGGCCGGATGCTCCCGTCGAGATCAATGACGCCCAACAGGCCATAAATGAAATCTACTTCGAGGTCTTCGGCGAGAACCCTCGGAACGTCCCGCCCAAGGAGACCGCAAAGAATGCCCGGCCCGTCGGGATGAGCGATCCGGTGCTCATTGAGAAAGCTCTCAGCGCATCTAACGGCGAGAAGTTCTCCAGGCTCTGGCACGGCAACATTGGTGACTACAACGGTGACGCCAGCGCGGCCGACATGGCGCTCTGCTGCATGCTGGCCTATTGGACGGACAAGGACCCCGTGCGGATCGACAGGCTGTTTCGCGAGTCTGGCTTGATGAGGGACAAATGGGATGAGCGCCGGGGAGAGCAAACATACGGGCAGATCACGATTGACACCGCCATAGGTTCGACCAGCAAGACCTATGCGGGTCAAGCGGACAAACGCCGTGCTAGAGGGCAGTCACGCGGCCACGGAGCTTCCTCCGACGCTGATGCACCCCACGGCCCGGATGGCGAGCCTATGAACGATCTCGGCAATGCCCGGCGACTGGTCAAGAAACACGGCGACGCCATTCGGTTCTGCCACGACGCGGGCAAATGGTATTGCTGGGATGGTCGCCGATGGGCCAAGGACGAGACCGGCGAGATTGTGCGAAAGGCCAAGTGCGTCGTCGATGATATGCTCAGGCAAGCCGTCGCACTATGTAAGGCAGCGAAGTCCAAGTCCGACGACGATGCCCTCGAAGCGGCGAAGTCCTTTGAACGCCATGCCGTATCATCCGGCAACCACACGCGCATCAAGGCGATGATCGCCCAGGCGGAATCGGAGCCGAGCATTGCAATCCTCGCGGCCGATCTCGACGCCGATCATTGGGCGTTCAACTGCGCCAATGGCACCATAGACCTTCGAACCGGCAAACTGCGACAGCATAATCGAGCGGACCTGATCTCAAAGATAAGTGAGGTCAACTACGACCCGGATGCACGATGCCCTATGTGGGAGAAGTTCATCGGCGAGGTATTCGTAAGCGACGATGAGCTTGTCCGCTTCGTTCATCAGGCGTGCGGCTACACGCTCACCGGAGATACCCGCGAGCAGGTGTTTTTTATCCTGCACGGTTGCGGATCCAACGGCAAGTCCACGTTTATCACGGTTCTGCGTGACATACTGGGTGACTACGAGACCAAGACAACCACCGACACGCTTGTGGAGAAGAACAACTCCAGCAACACCAACGATGTAGCGGCATTGCGTGGCGCGCGGCTGGTCAGCGCGATAGAGACCGGCGCCGGAAAACGGCTCGCCGAAGCCCTGGTCAAGGAGCTGACCGGCCAGGACGCAGTGACCGCCCGATTCCTCTACCAGGAGTTTTTTACGTTCGTGCCGGTCTTCAAGCTCTGGCTTGCCTGTAACCACGTGCCCGTTATCCAAGGGCAAGAGGAGGCTATCTGGCGGCGGATAAAGCTGATTCCATTTACTGTTCAGTTCCGGGATGCGGATCATCCCACGGGCCCATACAAGGACAAAGCGTTATCTGAAAAGCTGAAATCCGAACACGAGGGGATTCTGGCGTGGCTTGTTCGCGGATGTTTGGACTGGCAGAATGGCGGTCTGCCCACGGCAAAGGCAGTGCAGGCCGCTACGGGCAAATTGCAGCAGGATATGGACGTGCTGGGCGGATTCCTCGATGAGTGCTGTGTATTCACTAGGAACGCGCAGACACCAGCCAAGGATTTGTATTTGGCTTATTGCCAGTGGGCCGAGCGCAACGGTGAAAAACCACTTTCGCAGCGATGGTTCAGCTTGAGACTATCTGAACGCGGCACTTGCGAAAACTATCGAACGAGGAGTGCCAGGTATTGGCACGGCATAGGTCTCCGGACTGATCAGACGGACGAGACATCGGAACCAGAGTCGGAACCGGTGACGCTTGTGACGGATGTGACGCTATTTCCTAAGGAGTCTCATGCGCGCGCGCATGCGCGCGCACGCGCACGTGAAGGGACTTATATAGAACACGTGTCACAAGCGTCACATGCGTCACAGGACCCGAAAACCGAGACTCGCACGGACGGCACTGAATGCGCCGTCCCCAATAGCGATGGCCTCGACTGGTCGAATGGGGTGGCGTTTTGATGGGATATCTCGACACTCTCAATCGTCGTGGAATCAGGGCAAGCATTCGCAAGGGCAACTTGATCTGGCTTGACCCGCAGTATCTGGTGCCCCCGGATATCGCGGAGGCTGTGCGTTTGCACAAAGACGATATCCTGGCAGAGATTCGTGGCTGCACTGCGGACGCGTCAGACCATCTACCAGAGATCGTCCCGGACTATCAGTTTCTCATGGTCGCGACCGACCTTGATTCCTGGGAAGC